CTGTAGACACATATTTATATTAATGGTGGTTCTAGTTATACTCACGACTCCTGAGTAACACTTTCATTGCATAAGTGATAAGCTAAAAAGTTAACAGCCAGAAACGATATTGTAAACCCCTCGCTTCTGGTGTTAAGACTCGTCCCCGGAGGATCGTCAATTCCCCTACCAAGGTGACACACCTTTGGTGACTGCCGGTAGTCCCAGCTACATTGCTATAGCTGGGACAAAAATGCCTAAAAGGAAATTAGGACTTTTTGAGTAAGACGCTACCCTTGGCAAACCAGCCAGATGGTACTGAGACATATTCATCTTCCACCTGAATAACGTGGTTTCTGTCTGGTGTAGTTGGTATAGATGGCGAAGATACGTTAATGTCTTGGCGTTGCTGAGATTTCTCGTCACTTTTATCACTGGTATTAATACTAAGTTGGCTAAGCGTTGTAGACATATCAGTTACCATCTTGCGTAGAGACATAAGTTCTGTTGCCATAGCAGTACGCGAATTACCAAACATCTGCATAGCCTGTCCAGTCATTGAAGCTGCTTGTGCATTTGTTCCTAATATTGGTAATATAATCATGTTTAAGCCGATGCATGAATCAATATGGTTATTAACTAAAGTTAAACTGGGTAAATTAGATCCAACACTTGGTGCAATAGAGAAACATATAACATAATTGAGTGAGGAATAAGATGTATTTAATTGTCCTGTTCCAACCACTCCGTAATAATTACCTCCTCCTGCTGACATATACTGTAATGCCGTACATCCATTAGCATAAACAAATTGTGATGGGTTAAATAGCGTGGCTGTACTCCAAACAGATGATTTTTGTGCTGCTATAATTAACATAAAATTTCCAGCTACGCTTGCTGGAAAAGTAAAAATCCACTGATTCGGGTAACCAGACGGTCCATTAGCATTAAAAGTTAGCGCCGGTGCGTACGTTGATGACGGATAAGTGGCGTAATTCATTGATCCTGGGTTACCTAATGGTACCTGATTTGTTAAATAATTCCAATAAGCCCACCACAACGTGGCATTTGATGGCAAACCATTGAGTAATCTTGGTTTGGAAAAGAGTATATCGTAAGATACCCACAACTCTCCTAAATTGGCAGTAGCTTGTTGTCCTACAGTAGCATAATTAAATACGCCTAAACTTGAAAATTTTGGATCAACAGTGGTGGAATCTGGCCCTGCAACATATAAAATAGATATGGGAGTCTTGGAACGGTCACACTCAACTGGATGTACCATGGATGATGAGGGTACTGTAGAAGTGGCAAATTGATATTGTTCCATTGACAATTTGTCAACAAATGCGGCATCATTAACATTGTATTGTGTAGCGAATACGACCGTACCCAACGCAGCATCCGTAGAAGAAACAGCTTCACCTGAGGTTGGTTTGTACATAAATACCATACCAAGAACTTCAAATTCTTCAAAATTTTGAGCAATGTTGGGCAACCAAGGAAACAGCGAAGGATTCATTGGATTGATAACGAAAGATGTAACTTGGAACGCTGTACCAGGGCTTACAATGTCGGTAATATAATCAGTATGGGCAACACGATAACCTTTCTTGGCTGCTTCAAATTCCACAGGTGTTTGTGTAATAGAATTTTTAGAAACAGAATAATCTCCGCAGCCAATCAATGATGAAATCATGCTCCCTGCCTTGTCTCCCAACCATGCCCCAGCTCTTGATCCAAGGCTGCTACCACTAGCAAGAGTATAATCGCCTGTTCCACTGACGTTAATTCCTGGCTGAACTGGGCGCGCGGGCCTCTTTCGTCTTCCACGAGTTCTACCAACAGCCGCGCGTTTACGACCTCTTCTTGGTTCTGTTGGCCTCCGTCTTGCTTCAACATTGGGTCTACGTCGTCTACCGGTGCGCTTCCTTTCACTCGGACCCGGCTGTTTTGCTTCACCATCCTCCCTTGATAAATCTCTAATCCAACCATTACCCTGTTCATAATATGGGTTGCTATAATCTTCATAACCTTGATAAAAATCGGCAACATCCAAATTAACATAACCAGTTTCAGGGATAGTTGGGAGGTTGAACATATTATTAATGTAATTAAAATCATACTCGTCATCATCTCTAGTTTCGATAGAGTCGAGTGGTTTTGGTAAAACGCAATGTGAAAAGTTAGTATCAACGTCACAAAGTATTTCAATAACTGAACTTTCCAGTTCAACACCACACAATTTAATATCCTGCAACTCTTTTTCCCAGCAAGATTGCAGCGCCGAATTCCATTGGTAAACGTGCTCCAATGCCACCCAAGTGTCAACGGTGGTTTCACCAGTATCCATAACTGTAAGCTTCCAAAATTCATCAGTTGGCTTAATAACCGGCCCATCTCCTGCTAGTTCCAATATCCTATCAACATATGCCCGTAGCGGCGGACAACACCTAGAACTAGCTTGTATACTCAGCATGGCTCCTCGAGCAATGGCTTTAGCTTCATCCTCATTCCGCGCTTTGATACTATAACCTAATTTGGCAATCATTTTACCTGGCATCGGTACAAAATTCCAACCTGTACTAGTTTCCATCAACCTGCAACTCAGAAACTCGATTTCCACGGGAGTGTTAACGTGATATGATTGCAATGGCAAGCCTGCATTCGCAGATAATTGATCAAATGGTATCAATTCCCCATCATATCCCATTATACTGTCATCACCACCTGCTACAATAATCATATCAATGTCCGGCACACAAACATCTCTTGCAAGTGCATACGAATGGGCTGCATCTAAAACATTAATTGCAGTATTAAATACTGTAGTTTCCGGGTTGCCACTCTTCCTTGTGCACTTGCCCCTAAACTTAACACCTGCTCTACTAAAGCCTTTAGTATTTAAAGATCTATACATTAACCTAAGCATAAGTGGTGGCGCTCGATATCTACGACAGATTTCAATTTCTAATTTTGCCAACTCTTCACCCTGATTCAGATCATAGGACTCTCGGTCACCATGCACTTTATGTTTATAATCTCTCTCCATGAAAGCGTCGGCTATTGTCTTGGAAGAACGTCCCGGTGCATAGATGGGTCTAAATTTAGAATTGTTGTGCTCTTTAAAGGGTGACCATGCCCTATTAATTACTCCGGTAAACTTACGAATAAATGGGGCACAACAAATCACATACTGTGGTGTACATGCTAGGATTTGCCTGGGTGACTTGTTTTCATCTTTTAATACACCTTCAAATTTAACGGAACACTCTCTCCGACACCACTCATCAACCTGCTCATCGGTAAAGTTAGTATACGATGTCCACCCATTATTATAAAATTCCTGCGCACACTCCATGTATCTAATCTTCATGGCAGGTGATGATCCACATAATTTGATCCACTCTAATACTTCCTGGAACCACTCCTTTGGGTCAGTTGGAACTCTAAGATCATGAAACCTACCAACCAACAACTCCCAGTTGTCCAATACCCATTTGCAAAAGTGCTCCCTAGTCTTACCTTTAATTGGATGCGGTTCGCCACACGAACGTTTTTCCAAAGCTTTAACTGTATTGACTTGGTTCTTGGCAAAAATGGTGGGTCTAAACCTCTTAATACCAATACCCGTGCACATGGCAGCCGGTCCTATTTGCTCGGGGTCGCGTTTTGTGTCAATAAGTTCAATCTTGGCGCCTTCTGCCAATTTGACTGGTAAAGCTTCAGACACCACACTATCAACCACTGTGTGTAAAATTGGCTGTTTGGATTGAAAGAAACCAGTGCAAGCATGAATGAAGGAGACAGCTTTGTAAACCAAATAACAAGATATGGGCAAAGTTAATAAAATTGGTGCTGATACAACAAGCGCTGAGGTAGAAACAGTTGTCGCTAACGACGCAGCTGCACACCCTGGTATTAAGGATAGGCCTGCAGTAAGCATGCCTGCAGCGATCATGGCGGATCTGGATGACTGCGTAGTTACTCTACCCAAAACTCGTGAGTGAACATCTGAAATAGCTCGATCATACCTATACCATGCTACTAAAGGGCAATAAAGTGCGGCATCAACCTCCTGTTGTGGGTCGGTGAAATCGATGTGAGTTAACAAATGCTTACAAGTGGCTTGCAAGACTAAAAAAGACGCATGATCCCTTATCTTTCCAACCATTGCCGTACCTAAAGACTCAACAACACTCGTCGGCAACATAACGGTGGAATAATCTCCTTCACACTTCCATCCCAAAACCCTTCTAGTATAATCCTGAGTCAAAGACTCACACTCAAATCCTAACGTATACACATCTGGTATGGAATAAGTGTCAAATTTCACTCTCAACGTGCGTCTAGCATACAAGGCTACATGTGTATTACCAGGTACCTTCCAAAGTACGACCCTCTTCGGTGTTCTATCCAGCTCGGATAAATCATTCCTTGACTCAACATAGGGTACAACTTCTTTATCCTTCTCGTCCGACTTAGTTTCATCTTCGTCCGCACTTTTTGAAACATCAACGGATTCTTTTACAACAACTTGTTGTTTGGGAGTCTTAACCACAACGTCGGTCTTGTGGTCACCAGCAACCTTCGCAGGAGTTGCAGGTAAATTAATTGGTCTATATACCTGACTTCTAGCTTGCTTGATTTCTCCATGCTTACGCTTGCTCTTAATTCGGTCAATATCATGTTTACTTCTGGTTGCTGCAGGGATAGCAGTTGTAACAGTGTTGATCTTCGGCGGAGCGACCACTTCCCTAAACGACACACCTGGTCGAATAAACTTGCGTTGAGTATCAACTTTAATTGTTTTCTCTATCTCCCCTAACAATTCTTCGCAAGCTATAGCTGCCACATCCTTCATTTTACGTACCCAGATCTGCCTTTGAATCATAGGAGTGGTTGGAGATGGTAGTTTTTGTTCATCTTTAAGAATGCGCTTAGCTACCTTGCGCCATACATTATTATCCCTGCCCTTATATTCTAAATAATCTTTAGGCGTGGCAGGTTCGTCCTCAGCATTCACAGGAATCATGTCGTCAATAATAGTAACGTAATTGCTGAGAGCGGAAAAAGGATTTGGTGTTTCAAGTTTCCGCTGTTCGCTAGATTTGCGAACTGGCTCCTCCATGAAACTTGGAAGAGTGTTAGTGTTTTTGGTCTCTTCAGACACATATGCTGCAATAGACATGAGGGGTACACCGTTTCCTCAGCACTCATTCCGACGGTAATTTGTCACCTCACTTGCCATCATCGGGGAATCTTCCATCTGAACTGGATAGATATTGCCGATGTGCAAGAATTAGGGGCCAAAGGAATGAACACGGTGCGTTAAAAGCAGTCTACTCTTAGGGAACTCTGAACCATCAACACAACAAACACTACTACGAGTGAGTATTGCTGACAGTTTAAAACCATGCCTAGGCATGGCGAGTGCACAGTAAGAGCGCAATCACAATTATAACGCAATAATGTGATTGGGCTATTAACCTGCTCATTTGTGACGCCCGCAGGCGCATGCCATCTAGAGCTAGGTGGCAATCCACGAAATTCCCAAATACTTAAAGAAAGTGGGGGGGGCGGATCGTGTTATCCGCTTATCCTCTTGACACACTGTAACCCGCTGTCCGGGCGGGGGAAACAAACGCAAAATCCTG